GTGCGTGAGGCAGGTTTGCTACCTGTTCAAACGCCTGGAACTCCCTTGTAGTACTAAGAGAGTTACGGCTGCGTTCGATGCATATATCGAGTGTGACAGTGAGGTAGGGAAGAGGACGGAATTTCTTCGTCGGACGCGCTATGCGCATCAAGACTTCGAAAAGATGTCCAACCTCCTCTTCGGGAAGCTCCTGACCAAAGTCGATCGTAAGATCTACGATGGAAAGGTGGTACCGAAGCATGGACCTGGTTCAACGGCCGACCGTCTGCTTGGCAACGCCAAGTATGACTGCCGGACCTGGACGACGAGGCTTGAAGATGCCGGATTCTATTCCGGCGAGTATCTTTATCCCTCGTGGTCTCACTTCATTGAAGATGAGACAGGACCTATCTACCTGGAACCTGAGGACGAACCACCTGTGAAGGTGGTTGCAGTTCCTAAAACGCTTAAAGCGCCGAGAATCATTGCGATTGAACCGTCGTACATGCAATATGTACAACAGGCAATCAAAGAGGTTCTCGTACAGCACATCGAGAAGGATGACTTCCTGAACGAGATGCTGGGATTCGCTGACCAGGAGATGAATCGAACCATGGCTTGCTATGGTTCGGCTAATCCCGGGTCCTTGGCCACACTAGATCTTAGTGAGGCAAGCGATCGCGTTTCAACTTGGCATGTACACCGACTTGTGAGCAATCGTACGTCGCTAGCGATAGCGGTAGATGCTTGTAGGTCGGCGAAGGCCGAGGTACCTGATCATGGCATCGTTGCCCTGAACAAGTACGCGTCTATGGGTTCAGCGTTGACTTTTCCCTTGGAAGCGATGGTTTTCTTGACCGTCGTTTTCCTAGGCATTGAGGCATCGCTTAAGACACCTATGACCCGAGAGCTCGCGAAGAGCTTTATGGGTAAGGTGCGCGTTTACGGGGATGATATAATTGTCCCTGTTGAACACGTGCAGTCTGTGGTGAGCTCACTCGAAGCTTTTGGGCTTAAGGTGAACGCTCACAAGTCTTTCTGGACTGGCAAGTTCAGAGAGTCTTGTGGTGGGGATTATTACGACGGCTTTGACGTATCAGTTGTCAAGTGCCGTACGGATTTGCCCACATCACGGAAGCACGTTCGGGAGATAGTGTCGACTGTTGCGTTACGTAACCAGATGTACTTTGCTGGTTTCTGGCGCACAGCCGATTTCCTGGACAAGAAATTGGAAACAATCATTCCGTTTCCGACAACTTGGCCAGACTCTCCAGGGTTAGGCAGACACACTTACCTGGACTACGAGGTTCAGAGAACGTGTTCCAACCTACAGCGGCCTTTAGTCAAGGCTGCCGTAGTTAAAACCATTCTTCCTTACTCTAGGGTAAGCGGGACTGGTGCCTTGCTCAAGTACTTCTTGAAGCGCGGCGATGAGCCGTTTGCGGATAAGAACCATCTTGAACGTGCAGGACGTCCTGAGGTCCTCAGCATCAAGCTCAGGTATGTGACTCCCTATTGAAGGGAGCCCGGAGTAATTCACCGGGCCCATGCTGGTAGTATTCACAGTATGGAAAGGTCTCTGACCTTTGGCCCTGCGCGAGCAGAAGCCGTCACAATTAACGGGTAGCCCCCCGTCGGGGGGGCATCCTTGGCGAAAGCCAAGGAGCAG